TCATCTCTAAGTGGTAGCGTATTTTCTTCTTCAAGCGCTTTATCTTCAACATTTTCCTATAATGTAAGTGGGCAAGAGCCAGGGATCGCAAAATTTGAATTATTCGATCATACATTATATTCATCTATTACTTCGTTTAATCAAAGCCTATCTGCTCATTTCAAACAAACCGCAAAAAATACTCTCACATTTCAAGGATCTGCTTCTGATGCTATATTTTATCAAAACGTATTTGATTATGATATTATGGATTATAGAAAGGTAGTAGATATTACCGATTTTGAAGAAGGTTCTACAACAGGTATCAATACGTTATTTACCTTAGAACAGACACTAGCACAGCAAACTTACTTTAGTTATGCGATGGGTAATTACGGCTTTGACTTAGTATCATGGTACACATTAAAAGAATGGATAGATACCCGCGAAAAAATGCTAGCAACGCGTAGAGATATTAAATTTGATCCACGAACACAATATATGCAAATGTATCCAGAGCCGGGAGGTACTCAATTTTATGGTGTAATTTCATGTTATCTAGAACGAGCAATTAGAGATGTTATTATGGAGCAATGGATATATGAATATGCCTTAGCTTTATCACAAATAGTAATAGGACGTGTTAGGGGTAAATTTGGAAACGTAAACTTGCTTGGAGGCGGAGCTTTAAATTATGATATGCTTCAAGAAGGTTTAACAAGAAAAGCTGAGCTTGAAGGTAAATTACTAGAAGGCGCTGCACCCGGGCTGGGAGATAGTGATCCTCCAATGTTTTTCGTAGGGTAATGAGAAAATGGCGACAAGGTATTTTTATTCCAAAAAATAAAGATAAATTTATTGGTAATAAAGCTATTTATAGATCAGGTTTAGAATTAAAATTCTTTAGATTTTGTGACAGTAATTCAAATGTATTAAAATGGGGAAGTGAAAATGTTGTTGTGCCTTATAGAAGCCCAGTAGATCATAGAATGCATAGATATTACGTAGATAATTATATTGAGATATTAGAAGGTACTAAAAAGGTGAAATATTTAGTAGAGATTAAACCCTCAAAACAAACAAAACCACCTACAGTTAAGTATAAGAAAAAAAGTCATTTAATTTATGAACAACGGTGTTATGCTGTTAACCAGGCTAAGTGGGCCGCAGCAAGAGAATATAGTGAAAAGATTGGTGGTTCTTTTATTATTTTAACGGAAAAAGAGCTTATCCATAACAAATGAATAAATAATTGTATGTCATTAAAGCTTAACTTGGTTGTAGAAAAACCTGATGTAAACGATGAGTTTGAATACATTGAAGAAGAAGTAGATAGAAATTCACCTTCTAATTTATACATAAAAGGACCTTATATGATGGCTGAAGGTGTGAATAGAAACAACAGGCTATACCCTCTTGATGAGCTACAAAGAGAAACAGAACGGTATATTGAAGAAATGGTGAAACCAGGACGAGCAATGGGTGAATTAAATCATCCCACTACAGCAGATGTAGATCTAGAGAGAGCATGTCATATAGTTACAGAGATTTCACAGGATGGAAATGTGTTTTACGGTAAGTCTAAGGTCTTAACAACACCATGTGGTCAAATAGTTAGATCGTTAATAAACGATGGTGTTAAAGTAGGTGTGTCATCTCGTGCATTAGGTACCCTTGAAGAAGCCGATGAACACAATACAGTAAAAAACATGAAATTAGTTGCTATAGATTGTGTAGCAGATCCTTCTTACCCTAAGGCTTTTGTAAACGGTATACTGGAATCTAAGCAATGGGTATTAGTAGGTGATGATAAATATCAAGAGGTCTATGAAAACTTTGAGAAATCCCTAGAAAAGTTACCAAAAAAAGAAATTGACACCTTTTTACGTGATAGAATCCTTAGTTTTATTAACGCGTTGTAATAAATAATAATATGGCTAAAGAGAAATTAAAGATTAGTAAGTTTATCGAGCATATTTCTAATAAAAATTATGCCAAGGCACATAAATATTTAAAGAGCGTAATTGAAGATAAAATTGCAAAAAAAATCAACAATGCAACAGAGAAACCACTTTTTTAATATGAAGAAAGCAGAAGCAAAACCACTACCTAAGCAAGCAGAAGAGATCTTAACCGAGGAGTCGGTCGAAGCTATAGAAACTGCTATTGAAGAAAAAATTCAATTATCAGTTGAAACTGCATTAACAAATCAAGATGAATTGTATGCAGAGAAGCTTGAAGAATTAGTAGCTGCGATTGATAAGGACCACACTTCTAAATTAAATAGAGTGGTTAAAGCAGTTGATGTTAATAATGCTAATAAGCTTATAACTGTTGTAAAGAAGTATGAAAATGAATTGACAGGTAGTGCTAGTCAGTTTAAGACTACTTTAGTGGAAAGTATTTCCGATTATTTAGAAGAATACATTGAAGAGTCTGTTCCAACAGAAGCTATTGAAGAGGCTACTCAAAACAGGACTGCCAGAGAAGTACTTTTTAACTTAAGAAAGGTCCTTGCTGTTGATTCTTCGCTTATGAGTGAGTCAGTTAAAGAGGCTGTTGTTGATGGAAAAACTCAAATCGATGAGCTGACTGCAAAAGTAAATAAAGTTGAAAAGGAAAATACTCTTTTAAAGGAAGCTTATAATAAGCAATCAGCTACTTTAATACTTGAAAACAAGACATCCGCAATGACTGGTAAAAAGAAGGAGTACTTAATTAAGATTTTATGTGACAAGTCTCCTAAGTTTATTAAAGAAAATTTTGATTATACCGCTAACTTGTTCGATAGAAAAGAAAAAGAAAGAATTTCGGTAATTAAAGAAGAGGCATATACAAAACGTAAAGTTAAGACAGATGCCCCTGTACAAAAGATTTCAGAGAAGAAAAAAGTGCCTCGTAACCCATACGTAGATGAGTTAAGGAGATCACATAAATAATTTCAACCCTGAACTATGAGGTGCTTGTCACCTGAGTAACTTGGGACTAGATCCCATGAGGTAAAATGAAAGGAAACGTCTAATATGAATAAACCACAATCATTTATTGATAGAGATAGAGCAGATGTCCTACTTGAAAAGTGGGCACCCGTTCTGGATTATTCTTCCGATAGTGTTAAGACTATTGATGACGATCACACACGCCTTAATACCGCCATTCTTCTTGAGAACCAAGAGAAGTGGTGTATTGAGGAGGCTAATACAGCCGGTAGTGGCGGTGGATCTTTCGGAAATGGCTCTACCATGGCGGGTATATATAACCCGGGCACTGGTAACGCTAACTCCGGAGATACTTACGCCGCTCAGGATGCTCGTCTTCCAAAAGTTCTTATTCCGATGATTCGTCGTACGTTCCCCGAGCTTATTACTAACGAGATCGTTGGTGTTCAGCCAATGTCAGGTCCTGTTGGACTTGCATTTGCTCTTCGCTACGCTTACCAGTCCCAATTTTTAGGTGCAGGTACTGATGGAACTTCCACCGGTAGCTCTACTACTGGTCCTGGTACACCTCCCCCCCACGGTGGGGGTGATGGTGGCCCCTACCAGGGAGCACAAGGTCTCAACGGTGACGAGCTTGGATATCAACTCCTGGATACGCGCTTTACCGGTGCGTCGTCTTATCAGTTATCTGGTAACGACTCCGACTGGTCATTTGCAGCGCAAGATACAGGTGTTGCTCAAATCCTTTCCGCTTTTGAGATTACTGGAAACATTCCTCAGGTTGAGGTTAAGTTCGAGAAGACCGCTGTTGAGGCCGGCACACGCCGCCTTGGCGCACGTTGGTCCGTCGAGCTTGAGCAAGACCTTAAGAACATGAACGGTATCGATATTGATGCTGAAATCACGAACGCCATGTCGTACGAGATTCAAGCTGAGATCGACCGTGAAATGCTCATGAGAATGATTCAAAGTGCTCTAGGAGCTGGAGTTAATAAAGGATTCTCCTTCTGGACACCTGCATCTGCAGATGGCCGTTGGTTAGTTGAGCGCAATAGGGACTTCTATCAGCGTATTATCATTGAAGCCAATCGCATTGCTGTGCGTAACAGGCGTGGTGCTGCAAACTTTATTGTTTGTACTCCTCGTGTTGCCGCCATTCTTGAAATGCTCCCTGAATTCCAGTGGGTACCCGTTCAAGGTGACGTAAATACACAACCCGTTGGCATTGCTAAGGTTGGTTCACTTGGTGGAAGATTCAACGTTTACCGTGATACTCGTACAGAGGTTCAGAATTCTACAGTGTATGCTGATAACCAGTATACTTCTGCTGCCACTAATTTGGCAATATCTCAAGCAATTGAGTATGCTCTCCTTGGCTATAAGGGTCCTGAGTTCTACGATACTGGTATCATTTATTGTCCTTACATTCCTGTCATGGTACAGAGAACTATTGGTCCTAACGACTTCGCGCCACGTGTTGGCTTGCTTACTCGTTATGGT